AGATAGCAATGGGGTTATCTATGCACCGTATTAATACAAATATGCAAACCTATGAAGAGGGCGAAAAATTATATTTTTATGCGAATACTATTTTACCCGAGCATCAAGCTATATTTGACGCTTATCCACAATTAGAAATTAGTATAAATGAAAAGTAAATCTAACTTAGAGCGCGTTGCATTTATTGTATTGTTAGGCATCTTAATGTATTTAATGGGTACTAGTTGCACAACCTCAAGAATTAAAGATAAACCGCGTTATCCGTATTATTATGAATAAAGAGGAATTAATACAAAATACTTTAGAATATGCTAAATTAATTAAGCTTAACAGCGTGTTAATGGACTGTTTAAAGGAAGCTTTATACTCTAAGGAATGGGATTTTACAAATCCAGACCATTTCGATGGATGTACTGGTGTTGATGAATTACATTACAACGCTTACCCTCCTGATTGTTTAGTGCATGATTTTCATTGGAAAACAGGAAGAGGGGGAATAGTTGCCGATAGTATTTTTAAGGATATTATGAAAGCTATGGGGCGTTCAAAAAAGATAATTAAAAAAAGATATAAAGGCGTTCGAATTGGTTGGATGTTTTGGTACAAATGGAAACATAAACTAAATGGCAACGTTCAAGAGTTAACAAACGCAATGAAAGTTTATAAAATATTAAATTTTTAGATTAATTTTGAGGAATGATAAATATACCAACAACCCAACAATTATTTAATTCGATTAAATTAAATATTGAAGCCGAATTAAATATACAAATTCCTACTTTTGGAAAAACTTTTCTATTTGCCTTTTGTTCAGTTTTAGCAGGAACTTTAAAATTATTTTACCTTACTATTGGTAAAGTTCAAAAAAATATTTTCGTAGATACAGCAGATAGCGAATTAAAGGGAGGAACTTTGGAACGTTGGGGGCGCGTAAAATTAGGCAGAAATCCATTTCCTGCAAGAGCCGGACAATATGAAGTTGAAATAAATGGGGAAATTGGATTTACAATTCCTGCAAATACTACATTTAAATCGGATGATACATCATTTAATCCGGGTATTTTATTTGTTTTAGACGCACCTTTTACTTTTGCAACATCAACAGAAACTATTACTTTACGATCATTAACAGCAGGGTTAACAAGTAAATTACAAATTAACGATACATTAACAGCAACAGCCCCATTAGCAGGGGCGAATGAAAATGTAATTGTAACATCTGAAACAGTACAACCATTAGAAGCTGAAACATTAGAAAGATACAGAGAATTAACCATTGAAGCGTTCCAATTAGAACCACAAGGCGGAGCCGGTACAGATTACAGATTATGGGCTAGTGATGCTGAGGGTGTTGCACAAACTTATCCATACGCAAAAAGTGGAGAAAGTGGAGTTGTTGAAGTATTTGTTGAAGCGGTTTTAAGTGCATCTACGGATGGAAAAGGAACGCCAACAACAGGGATTTTAGATGATGTAAGGGATGTAATTGAGTTTAATCCAAATACTGATTTACCAATACACGAAAGAGGGCGTAGACCTTTAGGAGTTAAAGATGTTGAAGTTAAAGCAGTAAATATAAGCGATGTTACAGTTACAATTAACGATAGCGAATTTACAACGGAACAAGAGAATTTAATTAAAAATTCAATTCAATCTTATATCCAATCGGTACGCCCGAAAGTTGATAGTATTAAAATTGATACAAACGATGTAATTCGATTAAATTCTATTATTTTTGCAATAGAGAACGCAGTTACTGGAGTTAATTACGGAGCAGTTGAATTTACTGTAAATACAGTTAACATTCCTGTTTTATACACTCTAGATAAAGGCGAAATTCCATTCATTGATTTATCGGATATAACATTTGTGCCATAATGATTTTTAACATAGATAAAATAATCAAATTAAAACAGCAACTTTACCCTAAGGGTAGGGCTTTTGTTTTTGATGAAAAATCATATTTATATGCATTTCATAAAGCAATTGCCGAGGTTTTAAAAAATGGTTATAACGATGCAAAATCAATATTAGATAGTATTTTACCTGATAACGATAGATTTTCGGAGTTAGATGCAAGTCAATGGGAACGTAGATTGGGTTTAATTTCAAACTCAAATGTAAGTTTATCGGATAGAAAAAAAGCTATTTTAAGAAAGTGGCAGCATCCGGGACAAATTGCACCGCGCCAACATAGATTATTTATAGAAAATCAATTACAATTAGCAGGGTTTAACGTACGTGTTTTTGAAAATAGGTTTTATGATGGTTTGGGTAATATTGTTAGTTTAAATCCTGATTATTTTGTAGGTACAATGCATGGTGATTTTGAGCATGGAGAAGAAGAGCATGGAGATTATGGATTTAGTTTTTTAGCAAATTATATTGATGAAATTAGGGATAGTAATTTTATTGCTACGGATAATAATTTCAGTTTTTTTATTGCATCTAGTGATTTTGGCACGGTGGATAATTTCGGGGTTACAATTCCTAGTGTTGGGGTTACGATTAACGATATCAGGGCAGATGTTTTAGATGTAAGAAAAAAGGAATTTAGGCAATTAATTTTAAAGTTAAAACCAAACCAAACAATTGGATATTTATTAGTAAATTATATATAAGATGAAAAAGATAACAGACAAAGCAAATACAAATAATCCTAGCGATGGTTTACCATTTGGAACAATTAGAGATAGGATTGACAATGTACAAAGTGGCACGCCAGTTAACACAGATGTTTATTCCGATATGCACCAATTTTTTCAACAGTTGGCTAGTGTTGGTAGAGTTCATCCAAATGGGCAATTAGAAAACGCAAATGGTGGTTTTCAGTTAATGGATGCTTTATTTTCGGCAATTACATCTGTAATTAATCCCAATGTATCAAACGATTTTTTAACGGATGATCATCCTGCTGAATACAATGGAGCATCACTTAGAATTTGCTATGGTGGTGGTTATTTTTTTAGATGCCATAATACAGGCGCAAAATCTTCAATCATGCGTTCAGTTGATTGTGTTAAATGGGAAATTGTATTTGAAATAATTACTATTGGAAATTATGTAATTTGGGATATCGATGCTGATAATAATGGAAATGTAATGGCAATTACAAGCATTAATAAAGTTTTGTATTCCGATGATTACGGTGCTAATTTTAGCGAAGTTGTAATTGATGCAACTTTTAATGCAGTTGGAAAACAAAAAAGAAGAATTAAAGTTTTACCAAATAACAGATATATTTTAACTCAAGCAACAGAATTAAGAAATTCATCATCCGAAAGTAATATTTTATTTATTAATTCAAGTGGTACTACTTTAACTGGTGCACTAACACAACCGTCTTTTGAAATTAATGATATTCAAGTAAATTTGGATTTAGAAATTATAATGATTTGTGGATTTAACACTCTAAACTTTTCAAAAGCATATTATTCCAATAATTTAAGCGGTACATTTTCAAACACAATTACACATTCTGCAATAGGCAATGATTTTGTATCAATTGCACCATTTACAATTAATCAAAATTACGGTGATAACTCAATCAGTAGAAGCGGTTTTATATTGGTTACAAATAATGCAATTAATAGTACAACTTTAGGTTTAGTAATTGATTTTGTAGGTGGCTCGCGTGTTGTTACAGAAAGAAGTTTAGCCGATAAAAATTATTTCGGTGTTAAGTATGGAAATGGTAGAACAGTTTTAGCTGCAGGTACTGGATTAGAACAATCGTTTAATTTTTTAGAAAGCGTAGCAGCTTACGACAATAAACTACCTGCATCAACATCCGATTTAGCGTTTGGGATGAATACTTTTGCATTTTGTGGGGTTTACGCATCTACTCCAAAATTCGTGTAATGAATTTTAATATAAATAATATTGATGTTGTGCAACTTACCAATAAATTGGAAAAGATGCACAAATCAGTATTACCACGTACAGTAAGAGATACTTTAAACTATGCTGCATTGCAAGATACAAAGCAAGATACAATGCTAAAATCTGCAAAGAAAAATTTTAAAGATGAACGAACAAATTTAAATTTTTTTAAAGCTAATTCAAAAGTAAACTTTGCGAAAGGGTGGAATGTTAAAGGAATGAAATCCGAAATAGGATTTAAAGCTACAAAAACCAAAACAGATGGAGCAGTTGAAAACCTAGAAAAGCAAGAGTTTGGAGGAACAATAAAGGGCAAAGCATACATTCCATTAAGACAAGCAAGAATTGGAGGTAAATGGGGTAAAACCGTTAAACAACAGTATAGAATATCCGAAATAAAAGATAAAATTGTAGATAGTAACGATAATAAAAAAGGCAAAAATAGAGGGCAAAAATTTATTTTATCATCTATAAAAGCAGGTATAGGCGGTTTTGTTATTGGAGGTGAAAAAGGAAGAAGATTTTTATTTGAAGTTAAAAATATATCCAAATTAAAAGGACAAACAAAAGTTAAAACAACAGCTTTATATTCTGTTAAAGGTGGGCGAAAAGTGAAAGCTAATCCAACTAATTTTATGAGTGAAGCACAACATCAATCGGTTACTAGAATTGAGAAAAATTTTATTAAATTTGCAAATATTAATATTCAAAAATACAAATTTAGATGAGTTGGTTAGAACGGATTAATTCGGAGTTTATAATTAAATGTGGAGATGGTAGAGAATACCGCCCATTATGGATGAACGCGGTTAAATCCTATGAATTTAATGTAAGTGAATTTGAATTTATTAATCAAAGGGGGGCAAAAGTAGTACGTGAAGAAGTTAAAGCAAGGAGGCTTAATTTAACTTTACATTTTGAGGGCGAAAACGTACTAGATATTTCGGATAATTTCGAGCGTTCAACATTCGATAAACGACCGTGGACAATTACCCATCCAATGTACGGACAATTAACCGTACAACCATTGGGTTTAAATTTCGATAATACTAAATTTAATATAACTACAATTACGTGTACCGTAGTTGAAACTTTATTAGACAATTTCCCACAAACAAATGATGATTTTGTAGATATAATTGAGCAACGCGCAAATGTTACTAATGAAGCTTTAGCAAGTGCTTTAGAAAGTGAAGAATTAAGCGCATCCGATTTGCAAGAAGTTCAACAGCAACAAAGAAGTTTATATAATCAGGGCAAAAATATAGCTACTGGATTGGATGCCGAAACTTATTTCAATTTGTTTAATGATGCGAATAATTTTTTATTTGTAGCACAAGACAATCCCATTCAATCTATTATTGCAACTCAAAGATTTATTTTAGCACCTGCTAATTTTATTTCGTCAACTAGAACCAGGCAAAATATTTTAACAAAGCAATTTTTTGAGTTATTAAATTTTTTACCTAGGGCTTTAAATCGTTCCAAAAAAATGATATTCCAATCTAATGGAGGTACTTTAATTAGTGCAAAGGCCTTAACATTATCAACACCCGATTTGAATGTAGATTTTAAAACAGGTGTTGAAGTATTAAATTACGCTCAATCATTACATACTGATTTAAATACCTACCTAACATCAATCGAAAGCCTACAAACTGATAACGGTGGCGAATTAGATAGTTATATACCTAATTACGAACCAATAAAAGAATTAATTGATTTGGTTAATTATACGGTTGTTAATTTGATTAACATTGCTGTAAATTCAAAAACTGAAAGAAGTATCATTTTAAATTACGATACTAATGCAATTGAATTAACACACCGATTATATGGTTTGGATGCCAACGATAATAATTTAAATGATTTGATTAATCAAAATGATTTAAGTTTTGATGAATTATTGATTATCCCACAAAATAAAAAAATAGTTTATTACGTGTAACATGGAATTACTTTTAAATGGATCAAGATACGATTTTTTTAATGATATTGATGTAACATTATCTTTTGATAGTGTAGCATCAACTTTTGGGTTTAGTTTTTTACCAAATGATTTTAAGGATTTAAAATCCGTTTTAAAATATCCAAGTGTAAAAGTAATTGAGGGTAGAGAAACTTTAATTTTTGGAACGATAATCAATAATACTTTTAACTCAAAACCTACAAAATCACTTACAGCAATATCGGGATATTCTAATACTGGAATTTTGCAGGATTGTACAACCCCTGTAAATATTTATCCTTTACAATCGGACAATTTAACTTTACTGCAAATTGCAAGAAAATTAACACAACCGTTTAATGTTGGAGTTGTTGTGGATAGTTTGGTGCAATCCGAGGTTAATCAAGTATTCGAAAAATCGGAATTAAATGCAACAGAAACAATAGCATCTTATTTATCAAGTTTAGCAACGCAAAAAAACATAGTTTTAAGCCACGATAATAAAGGGAATATTGTATTTACCAAAGCGAAAACAAATCAAAAGCCAGTTGAAACATTAACTACTGCTTTATCCATGCAATTATCTATAAATGGGCAACAGTTACACCGCACAATAACAGTAGTAAAACAACCTGATACAGATGGGGGAAATGCAGGACAATCAACTATCACAAACCCTTACTGCTCAATTAATCGTACAAAAACAGTTACCCAAAATAAAGGCGATGATAATGATACAAATCTAGTTGCTAGGGCAGTTTTAGGGGCTGAATTAAAGAATATAAAACTTACCATATCATTGGATAGATGGGTAGATATTAACGGTAATTTATTTAAACCTAACACATTGATAAGTATAATTAATCAAGATTTACTTATATTTGACAAAACAAACTTTTTTATTGAAAGCGTAAATTTTGTAAGAAATTCAAATGGCAAAAGTTGTACGTTAAATTGTGTATTACCTGCTGTTTATGATAATACTAAGGTTGTAAATATTTTTGAATGATTAATTTAGTTAAAATAATAAGTAATAGTGTTGTAAATGGTAAACGTATTTTAAAGTTTTTAAAGTATGGTTTATCCGATGTTAGAACCGCGCCCGAAAGTGCACCGTGGGGAATTGATTGTAACGCGCCAAAAGATGCTATTGCGGTTTATGTTAAAACTGAACATAATGGGGACGATGTAATTATAGGGTATATAAATAGAAATCAATTATCTGAAATTGGAGGTTTGAGGTTATATTCCGAAAATGGATATATATATTTGCGCCAAAATGGAGATTTAGAGTTATTAGGAAATAGTAATTTTGCTGTAAAATATAATGAATTAGAAACTGCTTTTAATGATTTAAAACAACAATGGAATACTTTTGCTACAACTTATGTTCCGGGTGGTCCTGCTAACGTAGGTTTACCACCAACAGCAAATTTATGTACGGAGCAAATTGAATTAAGTAAAAACGATAAAATTAAAACTAATGGTTAAATCTGTTACATTCAATAGCGCAGGTATTTATGTCGAAAGTGCAACATCTATTCACGATAAATTAACAAGGGTAAACGCTATTATTACCGCTTTGTTAGAGGTGGCAATTAAAGCCGCTGAAACTGGTAATATTAATGAATACCAATTGGATAGTGGGCAAACAAAAATACGAACTAATTATACAGGACCAGAACAAGTTTTTAAATCGATTGAACATTTTGAAAGATTAAAAACATATTACGAAAATAAATTAAATGGGCACTCATTTAGATTAATGGATGCGAAAAACTTTATTCCAAGATAATGAAAATACTAGGTATAGAAATTCCGTTTACGGAAAAAGCAAAAGAGGTTAAGCAAATTACAAAAATTGAAGAACCCAACGCACGTGTTTTTAATGGTGGGCGTGTAATCAATAATATTGTTTTTGATGGCGAAAAGAACTTAGGCGAAATTGGACAATTGACAAATTACCATGTTGATTATTACGGTTTGCGCACACGTTCATGGAAAGCTTATTTAGATAGTGATATTGCCCAAACGGTAATTAAAAAATATACTAAATGGGTAGTTGGTGCAGGTTTAAAATTACAAGCCGAGCCCAACAAAATGGTATTAATCCAAGAGGGTTACGATGTAACAAACGAAGCTTTAAATAATAATATTGAGGCGCGTTTTAAGGTTTGGGCGAAAAGTAAAATGGCTTGTATTAACAACGAAAATACATTCCACCGTATAATGAATACAGCGTATATTAATGCGGTTGTTGGTGGCGATGTTTTAGTAGTTTTACGCGTAATCAAACAAAACTTAAAAATTGAATTAATTGATGGTGCAAATTTACGTACTCCAGTAAGTTCAATTTTAGATCCAAACTTTAAAAATGGAGTACAAACAGATGAAAACGGTAAAGTAATTGCATACCATGTAAGCAAAAGGAATAATTTACTTGAAACAACAGAAATTAAAGCATATAACAATGGCTTTAGAGTTGCATTTTTATTTAAAGGTTTGCATTATCGTTTATCCGATAATAGAGGTTTACCGATTATTTCGGCTGTATTAGAGAGTATTGTAAAACTTGATAGATACAAAGATGCAACGGTATCAAGCGCGGAGGAAGTAAGCAAAATAGCTTATCAAGTCGTTCATCAAGCTTATTCAAGTGGCGAAAACCCAGCATCTAAATTATTATCAAAAGCCTATGATATTGGAGGGGGCGAGGGTGGAAATATACCAACTACGGATGATGGCACTCAATTAGCTACAAATATTGCAGCAACAACTCAAAGACAAGCATTTAACAATCCAGTTGGTGCAGAAATTAAACCGATTAGTTCCACTACAAGGGAACTTTATTTTAAAGATTTTTTTAGTGTAAATGTTAATTTAATTTGCGCCGCTTTAGCTGCACCCCCTGAGGTAATGTTATCAAAATACGATAGTAATTTTTCGGCATCAAGAGCCGCGCTAAAAGATTGGGAACATACATTGAATGTTGAGCGTTCATTTTTCCAAGAGGAATTTCTGCAGTATGTTTATGATTTTTGGTTGTACATTGAAGTATTAAAAAACAAATTAAATGTAAATGGAATTTTAAAAGCAGTTGCAGTAAAAAACGAATACGCATTTAATGCATTTACACAATGTAGATTTGTTGGCGCAAACGTTCCACACATCGACCCTTTAAAAGAAGTGAAAGCAGAAAGAGAAAAATTAGGAACATCAGGGCAACATATACCATTAACCACGGTGGAACAAGCAACCGAAAGTTTAAACGGTGGTGATAGCATGGCAAATATGGAGCAATACTCAGAGGAATATAAAAAATCAGTTGATTTAAATATACCAACTGGCAAAGAAAATTTAACTGAAACTATAATCGAGGAATAGGAGGGCGTTTATTTTTCGCCTTTTCCTCCTCATGAAATTCTCTCATTTTCTGTTTAACAAATTGGGATAGAGTTATCCCACGTTTGTGTAAAATAGCCATTACATCATTTTTTAAATCAGTAGGTATGTTTGTAACATCTATCCTACTGAACATCTTATTTTGTTTATCCATATTGCAAATTTAATTAAAAACATAAAATAAACACATAATTTATTTTAATTTTTTTCTTGTTTTTATATTTGTTGCAATATGGCAAAAGAATTATATTTATATAACCCTATTTACAGCTTTGTAGCCGAGGAGGTAATCAAAGAGTTAAACGCATCTATGGATGATAACGTTACTTTAAGGTTAAACACTCCGGGCGGTTCGGTATTTGCAGGATGGGGAATTATTGCCAAAATGAAAGAACATGGCAAAGTAACCATTAAAGTAGATGGTTATGCTGCAAGTATGGGCGCGTTCATGTTGTTGTTTGCTGATAAAGTAGAGGTAAACGATATTACTAAAATAATGTTGCACCGTGCAGATGCTTATGCTGAAAATGAAGAACAAAAATCTTTTTTACGTTCAGTAAATAAAGATTTACGCGCTAAATTGGAACAAAAAGTTGATAGCGAAGCATTTAAAACTGTTACTGGTTATAGCTTTGATGATATGTTTGCAGAAGATAAACGCATAGATGTTTGGTTGGATGCAAAACAAGCGAAAAAAATAGGCTTAGTTGACAAAATAAACAAGTTAGATGCAAAAGAATTAGAAGCATTTAGCACCGAAATGTTTAATATAGCAGCAAAATTAAACAGTAAAGAAGTAGTAAATCCAGAAAAACCAATAAATATGAATATCGAAAAATTAAAAGCTGAACATCCTGATGTTTACGCTCAAATTTTTGCTTTAGGACAAAAGGCAGAAAACGACCGCGTACAAGCGTGGTTAACTTATGTGGATGCAGATGCAAAAACAGTTACAGAGGGTATTAAAGGTAATAAAGCACCTAGTTTAGCTATCCAAGCTGAATTAAACCGTAAAGCATTTTCTATTGAAGCTTTAAAAAACTTAGAAAATCAAAACCCTGTAAACGTTCAAACTCCTGATGCTAGTACAACAGAAAAAACAGCTGAGGAATTGAAAGCTGAAAGCATTAAAAATGATTTGTACAAACAATTAAATTTATCTAAATAATGAGTACAGCTAATCAAGTATTATTAACTGGTAGCCAGTCAATAATTAACTACGATACAACTAAATTGTTTTTGTTTGGTAACAGATACAAAGAAGTTGTTTATACTAATTCTACAGGTTCGGAAGTTACTTTACCAGTAGGTTTAGTAATGGGTAGAATTGCAGCAACTGAAAAAGTTGTGCCAATTGCTAAAGCCGCATCGGATGGCTCACAATTCCCAGTAGGTATTAATGTTAAAGCAGTTACGGTTGCAAATGGTACTACTGTAAATTTAACAATTTGCGTTGCAGGTGATGTTGAAAAATCATTAGTATTATTTCCTGTAGGAACTGATTTTGATGATGTTGTATCATTAAGAACAATCGAGGATAGAATTATGAGCGATACAGCAGGTATTTTCTTAATCGAAACAACTCAATTAACTGGATTTGATAATCAATAATTTTAAAAAAAGGATATGAATTTCACACAAGCAAGAGCATTATTCACACAAGCATTAGTGGATGTGTACAGAGATATTACCCCAGTTAAAGGTTTTGGGCGTTCATTCTTTAGGGATGAATTAAATTTAACCAAATTGGCTAAAATTGAAGTTGAAAGAGGTTTTGAATTTGTTGCAGTTGATGTTTTAAGAAACAGCGATGGTAACGCAAATCAAGCAAGTCGCTCAACTGAAAAAATTATCGAGCCGCCTTTTTATTCCGAGTGGTTACCGTTAAATAGTTTGGATGCGTACGATAGAGTTTTAGCTAATCCTAGCGAAACTTTTGAATTAGCAGCTTTAACACGTGAAGCAGGACAAAAAACTGCTAAATTACGTGATAAAATTGAAAGAGCGTACGAATTACAAACATGGCAAGTATTTAAAAACGGTATTGTCAGCTTATCTAAAGTGGCTCAAATTGATTACAAGCGTAAAGCTTTATCAATGGTTGATTTAGGTGGTTCGGATTACTGGACACAATCAGGATCTAATCCAATTGCAGATTTAGAAAAAGGTTGTAATTTTTTACGTACAGTAGGTAAATCAAATGGCGGTGTAGTTAATGCAATTATGGGTTCTAAAGCTTTAGATGCGTTTTTAAACAACGCACAAGTTAAAGCAATTGGCGAATTAAGAAGAATTGATTTAATTACAATTAAATTAGAGCAAAGAAATGCATTAGGCGCATCTTTATACGGTGCAGTTACTGTTGGTGCATATACTGTAATGATTTGGACTTACCCAGAGTTTTACGATGTAATCGAGGGTGGTGATGTTGTGAGTAAACCTTATGTTGATATTAACGATGTAATCATGTTACCAGAAGCACCTAGATTTGTAATGAGTTACAATCAAGTACCGCAATTATTAGGTGATACATACGTACCGCAAACAGGGGCTTATTTATTACGTGAAGAAATTGACGTACAAAAGAAAGCTCACAAAATGTATGTTGAAAGCGCAGGTATAGCAATACCAACAGCAGTTGACCAGATTTACACAATCAAAGCAACTAACGTAACAAATTCATAAATTTAAAAGCCCTACTAGATTAGTAGGGCTTTTTTAAAAATCATATTATGAAAAAGTTTAAAGTTTTAGCGGATAGTATTTCGTGGATTGGTACAAAAGCATTTAAAAAAAATGATATTGTAACCGAAAATGATTATCCAAATCATGAGGAATTAGTTAGAAGAGGTTTTTTACAGGAGGTTAAAGAAGTTGAAGAAACTGAAAAACCTATTGAAATACCTAAAAAAACTACTCCTAAAAGAAAAACAACAAAGTAGCTTTCCATGATGCTTTAGTTTAAAATAGGGGTGTAAAAACTCCTATTTTTTTTTATTAAAAATCTACTCCATGAATTTACTAGATGCCATAAAAAGAGATATTGCCCAAATCCAAAATAATGGTAATGAATATGCAGTTGTTTGTACGTTTACGCGTCCTAATAATTCCGTTTTTACTATTAAAGGGGTGCACACAAAACATCATTTAGGCGTTGATACCGATGGTTTGCCGATTAATTCAAAAACAGCATCAATATCGTTTTCCGAGGTAAATTTGCCTACTGGAATAAGTGTAAGGAATAGTGCAAATGAAGTTCGAATGATAAACTGGAGGGTATCGGTTAAAGATAGCACTGGGGCAAATGCACAATATATAGTTAGGGAGGTTTTTCCTGATGAAATGTTAGGCACAATAGTTTGTATTTTGGGTGATTATGCTTAATTTTGAACTATGGGACAATTAGCAATAGCACCACTACAATCATTTGAATTAATAAGGGATAGGATTGGTTTAATTTTAGCAGATGAATTTGCTGACCAGACTATTACTCCATTAATCTATAAGGAGCGAATGATACCCTTTGATAAAACGGATTTAGAAGCTATTAATATTAGCTTAGATATGGCAGATTACCAAGATAAAAGCGCAGTTCATTACGTTGGTAATTATACTTTTCACATTGATGTTTACGCCAGTTCCAAAACAACCTCACAAAGCGCAGCAGATACCGCATCTAAATTAAAAATGCAAAAAATTATAGGAATTGCAATGTATATTTTACGTGCAACACCGTACATAAATTTATTATTTACACCTCCTTTTATTGTAAAAACAATGATTACAAGGGTGCAAATAGCAGATAATAATAACAATCAAGATGCTATCACCGTATCAATGGGGCGGATAGTTTTCGAAGTACACGCGAACGAAAATAACGCAATCGTACAAGGCACAAATTTAGTTTCATCAATTACAAATGTAAAACTACATGAAACAGATAAAGGATTTATTTACATTAATACGCAATCAACTTAAAATGAAAGACCATTTACTAACTAAAATTACTGGGAGCGGTACTTTTTTGGGTATAATTTTGGGCGAAATTACCCAAGAAACAACATTAAAACTTAGCGCAATATCCTATATCGTAGGTATTACTTTAGGTGTAATTACGATAATTATTAAACTTTGTGAGTTGTACAAATCATTTAAAAATAAATAATATGTTTAAAAAATTATTCTTAAAAATTAACCCAATCGAGGTTATTAAGGCATTAAAAAAAACTGATACGAAAGTAAAAGTTGAAGGAATTACCCAAATGGGGGGCGGTGGTGTATTAATTACATCGGGAATTACTTTAGTTATTGATGGTGCAACTGCAAAAAGTTGGTATGAAATTGTTGCAGGTTGTATTTTATTAATTGTTGGCTTTTTCGTGGCAAAAAACTTAACAGATAAAATCGAAAAAATTAAAGACAATGAAGAAAGTTGTTAGTATTGTAAGGGTAAAGGGCAATAAAGATGCTACTTACGGACTGCTTAAAGTAGTTGAAAACGATAAAATTTTATTCCAATGCAAAACAATCGAGCGCGGTTGGTTGGATAATCAATCCCGAATTAGTTGTATTCCTCCAGGAAAATATAATGTGGTTAAAACATATTCACCAAGGTTTAAAGTAAATTTATACTTAGTGGAAAATGTGCCTAATCGTAGTGGCATCCGTTTACATTCTGCAAATTTTGCATCCCAATTAAATGGGTGTATTTCTTTGGGTTCAGATTGGAGGGATATTAACAAAGATGGGCAATTGGATTTAATTAATTCAAAAGCAACTCACAAAGCTTTTGATGAAATCATGGAAAATAATCCATTTGCTTTACAAATTGAACATTGGAAATAAAGAAAGCAATATATACCGTATTAATCGGTAATTATGATAATATTAATCCTGCCCCTAATTTCGTTGGGTGGGATTGTTTTCTATTTACAGATTTAGATATTACAGAGCCAAAAGGTTGGAATGTAATTAAGGTAAATGAAAAATTAGACAATAAAAAATTAAGTAGAAAAATTAAAATTTTAGGGCATGAATATTTGCCTGATTACAATTTACTTTGTTACATTGATGCAAATATTACTCTAGGTAAAAAACCGCCCTCACATCCTTTGTATGTTAAGCACCCTAATAGAAATACAGTAACTGCTGAATGCGAAAAAGTTATTTTATTGGGTAAGGATGAAAAATCAATAGTTTTAAAACAGTTAGACAATTATACATCCGATGGTTTTCCTGATAATTTTGGTTTATATCAAAATGGTTTTTTTGTTCGGGAAAATAATGCAGAAACTAATTTAATTTACAATGCGTGGTGGAACGAAGTTAAAAAACATTCTTACCGAGACCAGATAAGTTTTCCGTATGTACTTTGGAAATTAGGCGTACAGTTATATAATACTTATTTGGATCAAGATGTAAAAAAATATTACAAAATACATCCACACATTGCAAAGCCTGTAAATAATAAATCAATTACAGTGCACCACATTACGCCCGGACATTCGAACAAGAATATAGGCAAAGCAATTAACGATTTAATTCGTGGCTTACCATTAACCGATTGGGTTTGTTTACGTGATATTGATACTTTACCAATGAGCCATAAAACTTTTTTTGCGCAATGTGAAAAAATAGCCATGAATGGAAAAGCAGATTTAGTGAGTTGTGTAACTAATCGACTGGGTTTAAAATATCAATTGTATAAAGGCGAATTTTCGGAAAATGCAGATATTAATTATCATGTTGAAATTGGGGAAAAATTAGCAAATCAGTATGATAGTGAGGTGGAAATAATAAACGATACAATAGGCGGTTTAATGATGCTTTTTTCAGTACGTTTATGGCGCGATTTGGGAGGTTTTCCAGAGGGTGCAATTTCGATTGATGGCAAATTTTTTGATTGGCACTTTTCAAATGCGGTTTTACAAAAAGGATATAAAATCGGAATTGCTAAGGGAATATACTTATTGCATTTATACCGTTGGGGGACTGAAAACCCTAAACATTCAACAATCCATCTTTACTAAGCGAAAAAAAATCTAAATTTTTATTTGTATTATTGTTTATTTTATTATATTTGTGTTTGAATTTAAAAACGTAAATATGAATAAAACAACTCACCGGTTCCAGATAAGTAAAAATTTTAAGGAACAAATCGAAAATTTTTCAAAAGAAAAAGGCAAATCAATATCCGATATTACAGACTGTTTACTGTATGATTATTGGAAAGAAAAAGTAAAATTAGACTGGGAAAAAGTAGATAATACAATCGAAGTTGATGTATGTATTACTTTGCATCCTGTTAACTGGAATAATGCAGTAGAATACAGAAAAAGCCAAGCTACTCACACATCAATGAAATGGGTATTTATTGTATTATGGCAAAAATTACTAAAAGGAGAAATTAAACTTTAAACGCTAATTGGTTAAGCGTGTAATTAACCAAAAAATAAATAAATAAAGCATCATGGCAAATTTACAATTAATTAATCAAAGCACCGCAACACTTATTAAAGTTGCACAAGTGGTAAATCCTCAATGGGATGATACCGCAGCAGAAAGGTATGTATTATCCGAATTATCATTTTTAAAAGAAAGGATTTTAAATGATTTTGGATTAAGTGAATGTACGGATGAAAGTTTAATCCAATGTGTACGAAAAGCATTAAGGGATAATGTAAGCTTAAATAAATCGGCTAATTTGGTTTACGTGCAACCCCAAAATTTAAAACAATCCGATGGCACTTATGTTAAGGTTGCAAGTTATTCGTTAACCGTAGAGGGTAAAATTAGCGTTGCTAAACAATCGGGCGAATTATTGGATATTACGCGCCCAAAATTGTATAAAAATTCCGATGGGCGTATTATTGGGGGCGAAGTTGAAGTATTAAAACCATCATATCCAAAACCAAGATGGGAAACTATTGATTTTGAAGAAACAGACATTAAACGTTGGCAAGATGCATCGGCTAAAAAAAATAATGGAAAAACCAATCCTTTATATGTTACTGGTCCCGGTGGTGGAATTGATACGGAATTTATGAGAGCGAAAATAATCAAACACGCTTTATCTAAAGGTTTTGGAATTAATTTTAATAAAATCGGTTTACAAAAATCAAATCCTATTTTAGAAATTGAAGAAGTGCAACAAGAACCCGAAAACGATAATTTATTTTTGGATGCACCCGAAAACAACAATATTGATTTAGTGGAAAATCCTACAAATCAAATTGAGGAAAACGATAATTTTTTAAATGAATTGTAAAAACTAAACTAAACAACATGGAAAATAACTTAGTAGCTATAAAGCAACAAAAACAAACTGTATGGGGAAAATTTGGTATTGCATTAGTGGATGCCGAAAATGATTTACAGACTAAAAAAATGGTGATCTTAAACGGATTACCAGAGCCAAAAAAAGAGGGTTTAAAAGAAAGTGAAGCGCATTTAAAAAATGCAAAATCACTAGAAAAAGAATTAGTGAACGAACGTAAAAAAATTACCGACCCTTTGGATAATGTAAAATCCAGATTAATGGAGGTGGAAAAATCTGTGAGTTTACAAATTAAGGAATATGAGCACAAAATAATCAAAATTAAATCCGAAATTGAAGCAGAGGAAAAACAAAAAAATGCAAAATCTGAGGAAATTAAAACTTTTATTTCAAAACTTAATTCTGCTTACATTGATTTAGAGGATTGGATGTTGAAGTTTGCAAATAAGCATACCAATGAAATTTATTTTAAAATTTTGGATGCCGATATTCCTTATGATGATTTTGATTTAAACTGTGAAATTGCTATTACTCAATTAACGGAAAACAATGTTTTACCAACGATTAAAGAAGCTTTTGCAAAACAAAATTATAAGCCTTTATTGATTACTATGGATGAAATTAAAAATTTATCCATTGAAAATAAAAAGGAAGTAACCAACCCTTATTTGTTAATTTCGGAAAATTTAAAGTCAAAAAAAATCGGTTATAAATCGGAATTAGCGAATAAAGAAATGGCTAAGGAATTAGCTATGAAAGAGCAAAAAGAAGCCGAAAAGAAAAGGGAGGAGGAAAAACAAAGAGCAGAATTAGAAGCTAAAATCGAACAAGCTACTGAAATGCAATTAACGGAAAAATCGGATATTAAAGCCCTTAAAAAATGCTATGAAGTTGAAATGCCTGATACCTACCAAACCGCTTTACAACTGTTTGCTACATTTAGCAGTAATTTAGATTTGGTTTTACCAAAATTAAAAGTTAATAAATGGTTCGCATTCACACCTCAACAAATAGCTAATGTACTAGGAAGATTAAAAACCGAAAACAATAGTTTAGAATTTTCGGGAATTACATTTAAGGAAGTTTCAAAACTTTAAAAATGATTACGTTTGAAAATACAAAAAAATATTCCTCAATTGATTTTGAGGAATATTTAAAATTCAAAGGCTATTCGCATAGTTTTTTGAAACGTGAACAAAACGGAGTTAGTCCTGAATTTGTGCCAACTAATGCAGTTAAATTTGGTAGTTTAGTTGATGAATTATTAACTGAACCCGAAAAAGTGGATATTTCAAACCCTATGTACGGATATGCTAAAGAAGTTGGATTTGCTGTAATGCAATTTTTTGGCAATGAAATTTGGAACGCTATGGAAAGTCAATTATGTTTTACAACAGAAATGCGAATGAACGGTTTAATCATGCCATTTAAGGGGCGTTTAGATAAGTTTGATACACGAGGTAAAATGGTAGTGGATTTGAAGATTACGCAAAGCCCAATTAAGCAAATACCAACATTGATAGATTACATGGGATATAAAAACCAACTTTGGGGTTATGGTAAACCACTAGGAGCTGAAAGAGGGCTTTTAATTTTTTATAGTACCAAGGATAAAAAACCGTTTATGTACCCTTTTAAATTTGAGGAACGCAACGCATTTTTTGAGGAAAAAGTTTTAAATTTTGGAGTTTAATTTTAATAAATAAAAATCATGAAAAATCAAGTATCATTAATTGGAAGAGTAGGACAGAAACCCGAAAACCGCCAAGCAGGGCAATCAACAGTCTGCAATTTTTCTTTAGCAACAACTGAAAAATACAAAACAAAAGAGGGCGAAACTAAAGAAATTACCCAATGGCACAATGTAGAAGCATGGGGCAAACAAGCCGAAATTTTAACCCAATACTTAGATAAAGGCAGTTTAGTTAGTATTGATGGCTCGATTGTTTATGAGCAATACGAAAAAGACGGAATTAAAAAAGTATCTACAAAAATAAGGGTTAAAGAATTTTGTTTTTTAGGTGGTAATAAGCCAAATAATCAAGAGGGGCAAAATCAAAGTGCACCAGTTAATAATGTTAGTGCACCAGTTAATAATGTTAGTGCACCAGTTAATAATGTTAGTGCACCAGTTGACAATGGGGATGATGATTTGCCTTTTTAATGTTAACAAATATTAATTATTATATAAATTATTATTTTTATTATTGTTAATTGATTTTTAATATTAACTTTGATGAAATAATTTAAACTAAAGCACATGGAATATTCGGAATTTTTAAAAACAAAAACAAAATCATTTATTGAAAGTGGTTTTACACCTGATAAATTGAATAAAAATTTATTCGATTTTCAACAATACGCAGTTAAAACAGCATTGCAAAAGGGTAGATTTGCCCTTTTTTTTGACTGTGGATTGGGTAAAACATTAATGCAGTTAAGTTGGGCAGAGGCTGTTTATAATCACACTAAAAAAAAGGTTTTAATTTTAGCACCTTTAGCAGTTGTTGAACAATCAAAAGATGAGGCGGTAAAGTTTGGAATATCTTTAAAATGTTTTGATATTACCAACTACGACCAGTTAAAAAATATTGAAAATGTAAATCAATATTCAGGCGTTGTATTAGATGAAAGTTCAATATTAAAGGGGCGCGATGGTAAGTTATCCAGTTTAATTATTGATACGTTTAAACAAACTCCATATAAATTAGCGTGTACAGCAACACCAAGCCCAAACGACCATATGGAATTGGGGCAACATGTTGATTTTTTAGGTATTGATAGTTACGAAAATATGAAGTCTTTATATTTCGTTCAAGATGTTAAACTAAAAACATCAAATAAATGGAGGTTAAAAGAACACGCAAAAAATGATTTTTGGAAGTATGTTTGTACATGGAGTATGGCGTGTAGCAATCCAAGTGATTTAGGATTTACTCATTGTGGTTATGATTTGCCCGAAATTGAATTTATCGAGCATTTAATTCCAGTTGAAAATAAAAGCAATAATTTATTTGGCGATGTTGCTGTATCGGCTACTGATTTGCACCAAGATTTAAAACGTTCTTTTGATTTAAGGATTGAAAAAACAAAAGAGTTAGTTAACAATTCGGATGAACAATGGCTTATTTGGACTTTAAAAAATGATGAAGCCGATATTTTGAACAAAGAAATAAAAAACAGTATAAATGTACAAGGTTCGGATAACCCTGAATACAAAGCCAAACATTTAAACGGATTTGCTAAGAATGAATTTCAAAATTTAATCACTAAAACAAGTATTGCAAGTTTTGGTATGAACTATCAAAACTGTTGTAACATGGTTTTTACATCATACGATTTTAAGTTTGAAGCATTTTATCAAGCTGTTAGGCGTTCATATCGATTTGGGCAAAAGAATAAAGTAAAAGTTCATATTTTAGTTCCCGAAAGTCAATCAAATGTTAGGGCTACTATTTTGGAAAAACAAAGAAAACACGTAAAAAAATCTAAAGAAATGGCTAAATATAGTGGGTTACAAGATTACAAAAAAGAAATTGATTTAATAAAAGAAAAAAAACAAATCATTACTGAAGAATATCAAATATACTTAGACGATACTTTTGTAAAAGTAAAAGATTTAAAAGATGAAAGCGTTGATTATTCCTTATTTTCACCGCCTTTTAAAGATTTATATACTTATTCAGACGACCCAAGTGATTTAAGTAATGTAGGAAGTGATAAAGAGTTTTATAATCATTTTTCTTATTTAGTTCCTGAATTACTAAGGATAACTAAACCAGGAAGATTATTATCCATGCATATAATGCAAGGCACTACATCAATAGGTAAAGATGGATTTTATTCTATTGTTGATTTTAGAGGGGAATTAATACGATTATTTCAATCTTTTGGTTGGATTTTTCATGCTGAAAAAATGATAAGAAAAAGCCCACAACTTGCAGCAGTAAGGACAAAAAACCATCAATTATTACATAAATCCACAAAAAAAGATAGTACAATTTCTAGACCGGGACTAGCCGATTATATTATTACTTTTAGGAAGCCCGGAATAAATAAAGTTCCAGTTGTTAACGACATAAATTTTGATGACTGGTGCAAGATAGCCGAGCCATGCGAATTTGATGACAGTATTAATATTGAAGTGTTAAGAAAAATAAGTGACCCATTATGGGTGGACATTGAAGAGGGGGATACTATAAGTAATTTTAGAAAGGGAAAATCGGAAAAGGATGAAAAACACATGACCCCAACACAATTAAGCGTTATTAGAAATTGTATTTTACTTTGGAGTAATAAAAACGATGTAGTTTTTGACCCTTTTGGCGGAGTTGGTTCAATAGGCTATCAAGCTTTAACAATGGGTAGAAAATCAATATCTATTGAATTAAAAGAAAGTTACGTTAAAATAAATGAACAAAATCACAGAAACGCATTAATTAAAAACAGTCAATTAACATTATTTTAATGGCTAAAAAATCAAAGAAAAACCCCACAGACCCGCACCAACAAATGATAATCAACACGTCATTTGTTAGCCCAAAGGGGGCAAAGTGTAGGTTTATGGGGTATATTGAAAATACAAACTGTAAAAAGTGCCATGTATTGAATTTAGAAACAAACGAAATGGCAATAGTAGATTATGCTTTAATTAAGGATTTATTACCGAAATGGAATGTAAATAAACAGGAGAATTATTAGAAAAAAACATGGAAAAAATAAACGTACTAAGCCTATTTAACGGAATGAATTGCGGGTACTTAGCTTTGCACAATTTAGGAATAAAAGTAAATAAATACTATTCTGCTGAAATTGATACACACGCTATTAAAGTAGCACAAACTTTATTTCCTGATACAATCCAATTAGGGGATGTAACTAAATGGAGGGAATGGGATATTGAATGGGATAAAATTGATATTTTAATTGGTGGTTCGCCTTGCCAGGGATTTAGTTTTGCAGGTAAACAATTAGCGTTTGACGATCCTAGAAGTGCTTTGTTTTTTGTATTTGTAGAAATATGGGAACACATAAAAAAGGTAAACCCAAAGGCTTATTTTTTATTGGAAAATGTACGCATGAAAGAGGAACACGAAAACGTAATTAGTAATTACATGGATGTAAAACCTATACTTATTAATTCGGCTTTATTATCCGCTCAAAATAGGAATAGATTGTATTGGACAAATTTGTCCAATGAGCCATACGGTTTATTTGGCTATAATCATTGCACAATTCCACAACCAAAAGATAAAGGAATATTATTAAAGGATGTTTTAGAAAAAGAAGTGGATGAAAAGTATTTTTTGAGTGATAAGATGTTGAAGTTTCTGTTGGTAAATTCAACAGGAATAAATGGATGTTTTAAACCAACCGAACCAAAAGATATAAATGGAAAATCAAATTGTATGACTTCGCGACAGCATAAAATGGGCAAACAAGATAATTATATTTGCGTTGCAATGCGTGGAAGAAATCCCGAAAATCCTAAAAGTAGAAAATCGGGCCTACCTACTGAACAACAAATAGAACCGAGAATTGATGGAAAAACTAATTGCTTAACTACGGTGCAAAAAGATAATTTAGTTTACACTAAAAACTACCTACAATTTGATGTATCAGGTAAAGGGCATAAATCACAACAAGATAGAGCGTTTTATTTAGATGGTAAACATGGATGTTTAGCTACTGCTAGGGCAGATACAAAAACAGGAGTATTATTAGAAAATAGAATTAGAAGATTAACACCTAAAGAATGTATGCGTTTACAAACTATTCCGGAATGGGCAATTGAAAAAATGCTTACTTGTGGAGTAAGTGATACACAATTATACAGAATGCTAGGCAACGGATGGACCGTTGATGTAATTAGTTATATTTTAAGTTTTATAAAATGAATTTCGAACTAAGACAATACCAGAAAGATTTTTTAAACGATATTTTAAAAGGTTTAAAATTTAATCAAAAAATAATAGCTTGTAGTGCTACTGGGAGCGGTAAAACTAAAACATTTGTTGCATTAACTCATAAGGCAATTTCCAACGGTAAAACGGTTTTAATTTTAACTGAAAGTAAGAAAATATTTACCCAAATATGTAGTGAGTTTACAAATGTTGAAAGTATTAGTTCATCTGTTACGGATTTGATTGTAATTAAAAATCAAATTTATATCGGTATGGCTCAAACTTTGGCTAATCGTGGGGCAATAATTAATCAATTTGCCCGATTAGGTAAAGAATTGATTATAATTAATGATGAAGCCCACATCGGTACTGCAACGAAATTATTAATTCAGTTTAAAAATTCGTACATAATTGGGTTTACTGCAACACCTAGATGGAAAGAAGCCCCACATTTAACCGAAATTTATAGAGGTATTGCAATGGGTAAACAACCACAATGGTTAATTGAAAATGGATATTTAGCACCGTATTATCATTTGGCACGTACTCCAGTAGATTTAAGCCAATTACAAATTAAAAATGGCGAATTTACAGGACAATCACAAAATAAAGCATTTGACAAAACAGAGGTTTACCAAGGGTTATTAAATGATTTGACAAAATTAAAGTATTATAAATGCATGATATTTTGCGCAAATAAAGCCCATGCAGACAAAACAAGCAATACTCTTAGATTAATGGGAGTGGATAATGTTGTAGTACATACCAGTAATGATTTGGCAGATGAAGATTTAAAACGATTTGAGCAAACAAATGATGTAAATGTATGTGTATCTGTTGGTATGTTAACTAAAGGATATGATTTTCCGCCAGTTGATTTAGTAATATTGAATAGAGCTACAACATCATTGCCTTTATATTTACAAATGATTGGTAGAGGATCTAGAATTTGTAAAGGTAAAACTAAATTTACCGTAGTTGATTACGGTAATAATTTTAAGCGTTTTGGTTTGTGGAATATTGAACGCGCATGGGATAAGCTTTGGAACGATATAAAATTGAAAGGCGAAAAAGATGAGTTTCAAACTTTTGATACTTGTGAGGGCTGCGGTTTTATATTGCTAGAAAAAGAGCCTGTTTGTCCTAATTGTGGAATGGAACAAGACCAGAATAAAGGACAAAAACCAACTAAAGAAAAAGAAATTGAAGGCGAATTAATAGATATTACTGGAGGTTACAACGAAATAAGGGGCAAAATGATTAGTTCATTAAGTCCTAATGGGTTAAAATTGTATATCGATTATACAGGGCAAATAAATACAGCTATTCGATTAGCGCGAACTAAATGCCCTACTTTTTTTAATCATTTTTGCAATGCTACTGGTTTACAAGAAATTAAGCCTTTAGGAATTGATAAAAGCCTAATTTTTGAAGATTTTGAAATTAAGTAAAAGTGTTAAAATATCTTAATAAATTAAATTTATTGTATAAATTATTGTTTTTATTATTGTTTTTATGGAAAAGATTATTATCTTTGAATAAATAATTTAAAAACATATAAGACATGGAAAATTTAAAAATTACCTCAAACAAATCTGCAAGAACTTTCACTATTAGAAAATTGGAAAATAACAAAGTTTATGCAAAATTTAGGACTTATCAATTTGACAAAGAGGAGTTTAATAATGCTATATTTTGGACTGAAAACGATTGGAGAAATTGGCTAAAAACAAACGCTTACAAAAGAATAAAATAATAAAACAACGGGGCTTAACCGCCCCTAAATTTTGTAAATCAAAATTTTTATTTAACTTTACCACCGCACAAATCTAAAAGTTACAAAAATGAAAATATTATAAAAGGCATTTCTATTAATGATGGTTGTAACTTACCTGTGCAACATTAATAGTTTTGCCTTTTTTTTATTTTATACTCCAATGAAAAAAATATTATCCAAAATAATAGCTAAAACAGATAAAGCAGTTTGTTTAGATGTTGCTTTTTTTCATCCAAATAAAACTATTGCGTATCATAAAATTTGGATACCAAATTACAAAATTTTGTATATCAATCCTGATTTAGTTTTAACAGTTATAATTATTGACACAAGTATTTTTGACCATATAAATTCAATGATTTATAAATCTTTGGGTAAGGATATTAATTTTGATAAAGTTGAAAATTATATTTTTTCGGTATGAAAAATAATAAATTAAATTTAGGTGTGTTTGATTGTAGCACAGGATTAATAAATATATTATACAATGATACGGTTAATAACATAAGTGTTCGCAATAGCACAATAAAAGATATGTTGTTAGTGGATAAGCTACAAAAAGAAAATAGTAATGCTGTTGGATTTATACAAAAAACAATATGGGAAGATTATGTATGGGGAGGTAAAAGAAATTTTATTGTTTTAATATGTGAAGCTAATAATGATGCTGTTGGTTATGTGCTCATAACTCCTGCAAGAGGTTCGTATAAATACGCTAAAATACAACAAATAGCAGTAAGGAATGATGCTAGAAGATTGCAATACGGAACTGCATTAATAGATGTTTGTAGGCAATTTTGCGAAAAATTCGGGAGAATAGGTTTTACTTTAAGGTGTAGAGTTGATTTAGATAGTAATAACTTTTGGAAAGCGCTAGGATTTGAAAAATATGATGTTTGGGAAAAAGGTAAAATAAATCACGTAGGCTTTAAGGCTAGTAACGATATTAATTTATGGAAGATAGAATTAAATAAAAATATTCCAACACTTTTTTAAATTTGTAATGAAAAATATTTATTTTAATTATTATAATTCCGACATCAAACAAGTTAAACCTATGGGTTTAGTTTCTTTGGAAAAATTTATTAATTCTATAAAAAATCCAAAGCCTAAAATGATTGAAATTTTGGAAAAAATAGAGTTTTACTCTAAAATCAAAGATGAAACTAACAGATCAAAATATAAACAAATGCTTTATTTTTTCACCCCATCAATTATTTGTGATTATAGAAATTATAAAGGAATTAAACAATTTACAGGACTTGCTACTTTAGATTTCGATAAATTAGAAAGTTACGAATATGCACAAGAATTAAAGGAACATTTATTTAATGAATTTGATTTTATTATTTGCGCATGGTTAAGCAGTAGTAAATTAGGGGTTAGATGTTTGGTTCATATTCCGGCCGCTAGTTCAGTAGATGAATTTAAGCAGTATTACGGTTCATTAATTCAAGATTTTGGGATTTATAACGGTTTTGATACCGCCCCGAAAAATTGCGTTTTACCTCTTTTTTATTCTAGAGATAGTAATATTTTATTTCGTGAAAATTATAGTTTGTACGATAAAAAATTTATCCCGGAGCCAGTAGCACCGAAAACACAACCTATACGGATTTATAAAAATAAGAAAGTTGAAATAATAAAAAAGATGGTCTATACTGCATTATCCAAAGTTAATAATTACGGACACCCACCACTAAGGGCAATTAGTTACGCGGTTGGGGGGTATGTTGCAAGTGATTATTTAACAATTGATGAAGCTGTTGATATTTTAAATGATGCAATTGATGGTAATAGTTATTTAAGCCAAAAGGCATCCATTTATAAAACTACTGCCAAAACAATGATTAACAAAGGACAAAGTGAGCCTTTAATTTTAGATTTTAATAATTAATTTATGAAAGAAAAATTTTTTAAAAAGGAGGTTTTAGATTTATTAAAGCCATTTCATAATCCAGTTGATTTTTTTAATGAACATTTTGATTTCATCCAAATTTTTGATAGTTCAAAAGATAGATTTCACGCGATAGATACTCATAATGTGAGTGATAATTTATGCGTAAAAACCAACAATGAAGCTGTAAGGAATGAAAGCTGTTACCAATTGAATGATAAAGGGACTGTTAACGTGCTATTCGATTGCCCTAAGATGAATTTAAGCCGAAATACAATTGTAACTAAGTTTGAACTATTTACATTGATTAGATTTAAAGGATTTGCGCAGGATGCTATGAACTTTGTAATGTATAGGGTAATGAAAAAACAAGTTCCTTATATGCGTGTTGGCTGTGATTATTTTAAGATTTTAAATGATGTAAACCGTTATGGGGTTGAGGTTAAAAAAATTACTGGTTGGAAAAAACAAGAGATTACAGATGATCATGGAAAAACAATTTTAAAAGATTTGCCGAAATTTGATGGATTTACTTTGTACCCTAACAATAAAAACCACAAGGAATTTATCGGAGGTTATTATAATTTATATAATCAATTCCCACACAAAGCAGCGGACAAAAAAGATGTTACAAAAGAGGATTTTCCAAATATTGCCCGAATGATGACGCATATTTTCGGGGAAAATGAATATAATCCAGATCAAGAATGGCTGGGATATATTTATTTGCAAATTTTGTATTTATATCCGCGTAATCATTTTTATATTTTGTGTTTGGTATCAACTGAACGCCAAACAGGTAAAACTACTTTTATGAATTTCCTGGAGATTATGCTAGGGGGAAATTATATAAGTATTAAACCCGATGATTTAACTAGTGATTTTAATGAGTTTTACGCAATTAAAAATTTAATTTCAGTAGATGAGGCTGTAATGGAAAAATCAAATGCAGTTGAAAGATTAAAAGCTTTGGTAACTGCAAAAACTCAATCAGTAAACCGTAAACACGTAGCACAATATCAATTACCTTTTTACGGAAAAATTATAATGAACTCCAATAAAGAGCATGATTTTATGAAGATTGAACATGATGAGATTAGATTTTGGGTTCGCAAAGTTCCACCAGTAATAGGAAAAAGGGATGCATTAATTGAAGATAAATTAAAAGATGAAATACCTTTTTTATTAGCGTATTTAGAAACTTTGCCTTTACTTGATTTAACTAAGGATAGGTTTATTATTGAGCCACATCAAATCATTACAAATCAATTAAAAAAGGTACAAAAAGAGAGCGAAACATGGCTTAAAAAGGAATTAGATGAATATTTAACCGATTTAATGATTAGTTGTGGTGGTTCGTTTTTTAATATTACTCCAAAAATTTTAAAAGAAAGGTTTTTCGCTAATAATAATCAAGTTAATATTTCGTACATAATTAAAGTTTTACGTGATGAATACAAAGCAAATCAAACAAAGGATATTGAAACTTTTTACCCCTTAGATAAGCATTGGGAAACTCCGCAGTTAGGTGCAATTAGAGGTAGATATTACACCATAACCGCTAAAATGTTAGGGATTGAGAATGTAGAATTGAAAGATAAGCCAGATGAATTGCCTTTTTAGATGTTAATATATGTTAATGAATATAAATATTATTATATTTCTTATTGTAAATATGAAAAAGATTATTATCTTTGAATAAATAATTTAAAAACATATAAGACATGGAAAATTTAAAATTTATAACTGGAAAAACTTATTTTGAAAAATTTATCGGTGATGCTGATTTAAAAGTTGAATGGTTATGTATTAGCAGAACTGATAAAACAGTTAAGTTTTTAAATAAACAACGTGATGAAATTATTAAAAGGAAAATTAATGAATATCAAGGTACTGAGTATATAAGATATGGTAATTATTCAATGAGTTCATCAATTTACGCAGATAGTTTGAAAAAATAATTAACAAATGGGGCTTAACCGCCCCTAAATTTTAAATCCCATGAAAAAATTAATTTATATCGTATTCCTCCCCCTCCTATCCTTTGCCCCGCCCAACAAGGTCGAAATAAAGCAAGAGTTTGATTATTCCGAACACATAAGGCAAAAATTAAACTGCATTTTGGAAATTGATGATGGCTCGAATTATTGGGATGCAAAAAATAAGATTGAAAGTAAAGAATTATTAATTATTAAATATTTGAAAAGATGATACAAATTAGGTTAGATTTAGGAATTGATGCACGTAGAATGATGCAACAAGTACAATTAGAAAACAAACATTTAGAGGAAAAAATTTCAAAAGGAATTGAATTGGCTTTAAATGATTTAGCTGAGGGCGATAATTTTATTGAACACGTTAGGGAGCAAACAAAATTAGAATTAGCTAATATTGTAAATAGGGCAATTATGAGTTTTGATGTTAGACAAGCTGTAACTAAAGCTATTAACGAAAAAATGGCTAAAAAAATAGAGGAATACGCAGAACAAATTTCGGAACAAATGATTAAAAAGTTAATTTAATTATTAAATATTTAGAGAGATGATAGAGTATTACAACAACGAAAAAAAACCAACACCACTTTATGCAGGGAGTAGTTTTAGTGAGGATGTCTTAATTTTTACAGAAACTAAAAATATTTATAAAGGTTATTATTGCTTTGACAGTAAAGAATGGTTTTATTACGTTGAAAATGGACATGAAGCTTTTGAGTTATTTAACGTTAATTTTGTTTGGTTTTACATACCTTACTTATCACTAGATATTAATTTTGAACATGGAGGTTTTTTTGTATAATTATTAAATATTTGAAAAGATGATAGGAAATTTAATATTATGGCTTAAAGAAATAATAAAACAAGAATTTTTTTGCGTACATAGGTATGAAAATATAAACCGCAAAGATTTACAAGGTGGAAGTTTTTTACAATGTAATAAATGTGGTAAAATTATTAATTAAATATTTAGAGAGATGAAAATAAAAGACTTACCACAGCCATACAGAGAAATGGCTTTGATTGAACAGGAAGCACAAGGGAATAAGAGGAATGAGGAATTAAAATTAATTGCAGATATTGAAGATGGTAATTTTTGCTGGGAAGACAGTTTGTGTGGCGATGAGTTTTGGATATATGTGGATGATGAAAACTACCCCGAAATAACCCCCGAAATAAAAGCAAAGTTTCCGAGTGTTTTTAAGGATGAAATTGAAGAATGCAAATGTAAGGTAAATCGAATGATAGTAAGGCATGAAGATAAAGATTGGTGTAATATCTGCGATAAACTTGTAAAGGCAAACTAACTACTAACACCTTTATTAACACAATTATAAACCTTAAAAAATAGAAAAAATGAAAACACCACATTTAGATGAAAAAATAAACCTATTAACAGGGGTTGAGCTTAGCGAATATGGCAAAAGTTTATTAACCGAATGCAAAGCTATAAAACAACTAATCGAAAACACCCCCATTGTTTCAACACCCGAAAAACCTGTTTGGGTGTTGGATGAAACTGGTGATAAGCGCATATTGTTGGCTGATTTAGGCAGTAGAGTTTTAAACAGCAGATTTATATTGGTAGGTTTTAACTATTTCAAAGAATACATGAATGGAGAAGAATTTGACTATTATTTTTCGGATTTTATCACCCCCTACACCCCAAAAGTAAACATTGAGGTAACGGAAGATGAAGCTATCAAAGTTGAGGAATTTTTAAAAACACTAAGAAATGAAAAATAAAAAAGATTGCTACTCTTGTAAATTTAGAGAAAAAATAATAGGAGATGCACATTCAAAATGCAATAATGAATGGAATAAAGAAGATTTTAAAGGAAAAACAAAGAAAATAACACCAACTTGGAACCAATGGTCTGTTGGTTTTCCAAATAATTTCGACCCTCATTGGTTTAAAAACTGTAAAAAGCATCAAGAAAATGAAACTAACTAAAACAGAACAGGACAACATAACGCAACTAAGCGCGATTTGTGCAACTCAAACAAGTATGTTAAGCGGTTGTAAATCTATTATTATAGCGATGAACACGCACCAGTTAAAGCAAATGTATAGATATGATACAGCTAGTCCAGCCAATAAAAAAGTAGTGGATAAAAAGATTAATGAAGCTGTTAAAAATCTTAAACTTACTTTTGATTTGGTGATTAAAATCAACACCCGAATTGAAAACTCAATGCGCGATACTTTGGGGGATGAGGTTGTGGATGCTTTGATTGATGAAATATCTTTAGCTATGGATAAAGTTGAACTTGATAAATATTTGAAAAAATAAATAAAATGAAAGATAAAAAAGAAACAATAGCAGTTTGGTTTAGTTGTGGAGTTGCATCGGCAATTGCAACACAAAAAACCATAGAGAAATATGGGGAAACTCATAATATACTAGTCGTAAATAACCCAGTAAAAGAAGAGCACGAAGATAACATAAGATTTAAAAATGATGTTTCTAAATGGTTAAATATAAATATTATTGAAGCCAAATCTAAAGAGTTTCCAAACGCTAGTATTATTGATGTTTTTGAAAAACGAAAATATATTAGCGGTGTTGCTGGTGCTCCATGCACTAAATATTTAAAAAAACAAGCCAGATATGAGTTTGAAAGTGAAAATAATATTGACTTTCATGTTTTAGGCTTTACTTTAGAAGAAAAAACAAGATACGAGAGGTTTATTAAGTTTGAACGAGAAAACACTATCGGTATTTTAATTGATGAAAAGTTAACTAAATTTGACTGTTTTGATATTTTACATAAAGCTGGAATACAAAGACCTAAAATTTACGATTTAGGTTTTCCAAATGCAAACTGTATAGGTTGTGTTAAAAGCCAAAGTCCTACTTATTGGAATTTAGTTAGACAAAAATTTCCAGATGTTTTTAACCAAAGAGCGGAACAAAGTAGAAGAATTGGAGTAAAATTAGTTAAATACAAAGGAGAACGTATTTTTTTAGATGAACTTCCTTTAAATGCGAAAGGGGGAAAAATAAAATCTTGGGAGTGTGGTATTTTTTGTGATACCGAATAAATATTTGAAGCGATGAAAGAACAATACTACAAAATCTACGACCAGCGCGGACGGTTAGCCTTAGTAACACCAACACAAATAAGAGTTAACGAATGGTTAAGGGAACAAGGATTTATAACGGAAGATATAAATGTTGCATCGATACCAGTTGATGCCTCTAGGTGGGTGCCGAATGGGTGGAGAGTTACAAAAGTTAAAATTTAATATTATGGAGGAAAAACAACAAATTTATGTCACAATGGGTTGGGATGGTATGCCAATTACAACTAAGGGCGATGGTTATATTTTACCTCGAAAAGCCGAAATGATAATCAATAAAAAATATTACCCAAAGGGGGAATTAATGGAATGGCCGGTTGACCCTGATACGAGCGAAAAATTACCAATAGAGCCAATGAAGATAAAGCCAACTTTTTTTCATAAAATATCAAAATTTTTTAAGAAATGAAAATCTACATTATAAAACACAAGGGCGCTAATACTTTTGGGAATTTTTGCTCATTTTTTACAAAGAAAAAAGATGCTAAACTTTGTTTAAGCCATTCAGTTGAATTCCCTAAAAACTACGAAATAGTACCTTTGGAAATATCAAAACCTAAATACGCAAAATGTATCAGGACTTTATCCCCTCAATTATTGCAAATAGGTAAAAAATACAAAATCCTAGCGGAACATGACGACACTATTTGTATCATTGATGAGGCAGATAATTTATCCACTTTTAATAAATGTTATTTTGAGATAAAATAAAATTATGAAAAATACATATTCAATAGAGAATTTAGATTTAGATAATTTAAATTGCGAAGTTAAAGCAGTTGTAACTGATGAAATTAATCAAGAAGTAAATGTTTATTTTATGGATTGTGATTTTAATTTTAACACAAAATATAACAACGGTAAACCCGAATGCATTATTACAAATTTTGATTTGTCTATTGAAAGCGAAATTATTAAAATGAAGCATTTGGATCAAAAGGAAATAAAAAGTTTATTGATTAACGAAATAAATAATAATTTAAATGAATAATTATAAAATCCACCCATATTATTATCCAGGATTAGATTATAAGGATTTTAAATCAATTAATGAGATTGTAACACATATTTGTTTTAAATTGAAGATTGATGTTAAAGATTTTATATCATCCAACAGAAAGGATATTTTAGTGTATTCTAGGATAATTTTTGCAAACCTTTGTAAAAAAAATGGATTTACACATGTTCAAATCGGTAATTTTATCAATCGGGACCATTCAACAATCACTCATTACATTAAAGAATTTGAAAAAATTGAATACAATCCAAAGCTAAAAAAGTTCATGCAGTTGGTATTGAACTAGATTTTTTACTAAATAAAAGTTAAATTAAGCCCTAAAATTAAGTTTTTAGGGCTTTTTTGTGCTTACTGCAAACACTTAAACATTTATAAATCAGTATTTTAACCCAATTTTGCAAACACTGTAAACACTCTGTAAACAGTGTTTACGCGCTTAACTGTTTATATTTCAGTAAGTTAAAGCCACTGCAAACACTATTCACTATTTTAGCCAACTTTATCGTACAACTTTTTCGGGATAAAAGGTTCGCAAAAAACTTTGCCATTTTTCAAAAAGTGTTTACGGAAACGTTTTAATACATTGATAATCAACTTGTAAACGGTGTAAACACTATGGAAAGAGTGTTTGCAGAGTGTTTACAGAGTTATCCACATTTATATATTATTTATATATATATTTATATATAATATATTAATATATAGTAAGTTATACAAGCAGTACCAATGTTGATAACTCTGTAAACACTCCATAAATTAGTGTTTACAGTGTTTGCAGTAAGGTTTTTTGCTCAAAAAACGTTTCCTATTGGTTTTATTATTGGTTGATTGATTGGTTTAGGATTGATACACAATAAAAAAAACCTTACCGATTAGATAAGGTTTGATTGATTGATTTAATTTAATTTATTTAACCGATTGTATATAATGTATGGTTTTAGGTTTTAAATTGATTAGATGCAAAATAAATCATTTTTTAACTATTCCAATTCGTACCGTATAGATATGCCATAATACTATTCACTATTTCATCTATATTCTCATCCCCATTGAACAGCATATACACCATGCCATTAGCCTTTACTTTCTGCTCAAATACTATCTGCATATCCGATTGATCCTCTTTACTGTTTTTCTTCAATTCAACAAACATTATTTTCCCACCACCTAAGATATGTAAATCACTTACCCCAGCACGTAAACCGATTAACTGCATTATCTTTGCTGTAATTTTATCCCTATATCCACCGTTTGGAACATGATACACAAACAAATCTTTATACTGTAACTCATACTTTACAAGGCTTGTAAACAATCTGTTTTGGAATTCGTTTTCGCTATTATATTTTTTCATATACTTAAAACTAATTAGTTAACACCGTCTTATTTTCTGTAAAGATAAAAAAAATCACTGTATTAAGCAAGAAAAATCAAAAAAGGTACTCCGCTGATTACCTGTGAGTTACGCAATGAATGGCACACTCCATTTTTTTCTATGTTCCGCAGTATTTCAGTTCATGTTATTGATTATGAGAGATTTTTGTTATATTTGCATTATAAATCATGGAAAACTAAATAACAAAATGGCATTTTATACGCGTCAAGAATTTGCGAAACTTTGTGGTATCAACGATTGCGCGATTATCAATGTAAATATTGCACGTGGTAAAGTTGTGTTATCTGGCAACTTAATTGATACCAACGTAGAGGAAAACCAATCATTTTTATTAAAGTATAGGGATAAAAAAGGTATTACAGGTGATACAATACCGTTGCAAGAGCCGAAAATAAAGAAAGAAGTTAAACCAATTAAGGAAGAAAAGCCAAAAACTAGAACGGTTTTACCACCTCCGCCAATTACAGATGAATATTTACCACCACAATCTAAACATAATTTATCAAAAAATGATTTAGATATTAAAATCAAAAAAGCCGATTTAGAAAAAAAGTTGGAGGAGATCGAGATTTTAAAGGTAAAGAAAATGAAATTGCATGGGGAATTGATACCAACTGAATTAGTTAAATCTTTGGTTCGGGAAATTGCAGAGGGGGTTAAGTTGGCGTATATCGATGCAATAGAAAACTATACGGTAGTAATTGCAAATCAAAAAAAACTAACTGAAACAGAAAAAGGAAAGATTAAAGACCACTTTACACCGATAATTAACAAAGCAGTTGAAAAACAATATTACATAGCGCAAAAAGGACTAAAAGCTATTATTGCAGAATACAGCGAGAAAAAGGATGTGGGGGAAAGGGAGTTGTAATGGTTACAATATTTATTTAATTACGGATTAAAATATTTAAAAATATACAAAATGATGAAAAAGCAGTTAAACTTAAAAAATAGCAACAAACTTATTATAGGTAAACGTATCTCGCCTAGTGAATTACAAGTAAATGACTTATTTTATATGAAATATGGATTTCATAAATTAAAGTTTAGAGTTAAAGTAATTCTTGAAGATGGTGGATTATTGGCTCATCCTCTTAATTGGCTAAAATCAAGTTCAGTATTTATTCCTTTTTCGGAAAAAGAGGAAATACATTATGCTGGTAGAATAAGTAAATTAAGGAGTTGGTTTTTACTTTAATATGCTTACCAACACCTTAATTTAGCATATTTTAATGGCGTAAAAATAATGTTATAAATTTTAAATATGGGAATTTGGCTAACATGAACCGTTTTTCTTTGGCAAATACAACAGCCCATATTTATTTAAAAAAAAATATTAACAATTAAACAATTATAAACTATGAACATTTTTAATTTATTTAGAAAAAAGAAATCAAAACAAAACCAAAAAGGATTTAAAAGATTTGGTTTTGGAAAAAAAATATGGATTGGTAAATTACCACTTAGATATATTCATTCTCAAAAGGATGTTGATTTATTTTTACGCGAAGATACTAACACGCTAATTAGTTTCAGTAGTGAATACATTGATAAAATTGTAACTTTAGAAATGATTAAAAAATAATGTACTTAGAAGTTTTACAAGATATTTTATCGGAAACTAAAGTGCTGTTATCCGATATTAAGCCATCGGAATGGTATGAGCAAAATATGATTATGCCAAGGGGTTCGGCTTTTCCTGGTCCTTTCAAATTTGATTTAACACCATACTGGCGCGAACCTTTAGATTGTGCACATAAAAACCACCCTGCAAAAGAAATTTCAATTATAAAAGGCGCTCAATTAGGTGGTACTGCTGCGGTATTAAACCCAGTTGTTTTATACACCATTGCACAAAATCCGGGTAATATAATGTTTTTAACCGGGCATAGTGATTTATCCGATGCGGCAATTAAAAAATTAGATCAGGCCATTGATGCTTGTGGAATTAGAAAATTAATTCGCCCAAATGTATTAAAAGCAAAAAATAATGCTACTGGTGACACCAACAAAGGAAAAGAATTTCCGGGAGGTGATTTAAAAGCAGGTTCAGTTACAAATCATAATCTATTAAGGCAGCATGATGTAATGATTATGATAGTGGATGATTACGATGCTGCAAAAGGAAGTTCAAAAGATGCAGGAGCAACAAGGGAATTAGTACAAAAACGTACATCTGCATTTGCTCATAAACGTAAAATTTACTGGGTATCAAGTCCACAATTAAAAGGAGCATCAAATATTGAAGAATGTTTTTTATTGGGTGATCAAAGGCATTGGTATGTTCCATGCCCATGTTGTAACACTCCAATCACACTACAATGGACTGTACCAGTTAAAAATTCCGATAAAATTGGCGGTATCACATGGAAATTAGATGAAAATAATAAACTGATTGAAGATAGTGTTGGATATGTTTGTCAAGAATGTGGCGGTTTTTTTGATAGTTCACATAAATACGAAATGAATTTAAAAGGGGAATGGATAGCGCATGAGCCTAATCCAGTAGAACCAAACCATTACAGTTATTATATTTCATCATTATATGCACCTCCGGGAATGGATGATTGGGGGCATTATGTAAAACAATGGTTAAACGCAAATCCACCCAACGGAAATAGGGATGAAAAAAAGCATCAAACATTTTTAAATGTAGTTTTAGGGCAAACTTATGAGCCAACAGGAAAAGAATTAAAAGCAACAGATATACAAAGAAACATTCAAAACTACGAAATTATGAGTATTCCAGAGAAATTATCAATTGAACACGGAAATGGAAAAATAGTATTACTAACTTGTGGAATAGATTTAAATGGTAGGGAGGATGATGCAAGGTTGGATTATGAAATTGTTGCATGGAGCGAAAGCATGGCAACTTATTCGATTAACCACGGTAGTATAGGTACATTTATACCAAGGGAGGGCAAAATAAAAGCCGACAGGGAAAAATGGAGTTATGAACATGGCGTACCAAATTCAGTATGGAGGGAATTGGATAAAATATTATCAAATATTTTTATAACCGATACAGGGCGGAGAATGAAAGTTCAAATTACAGGTTTGGATAGTGGATATTTAACACAGCACGTTTATAACTATATAGACAATTCAAATTTAGCTGTAGTTGGTATCAAAGGTAAAGATTTTGATAAATACATTCCAATCGGTAAAGATGTTAAATCATACCATCAAGCCAAAGAAAAATCTAATTTATATTTAGCTGAGGTAAACATAGTTAAATCGGAACTAGAAAGGCTTTTATCTTTAAAATACGATAACCGATACCATGAAACCCAACCAAGTGGATTTTGTAATTTTCCAATTCCTAGCGGTGGTAAATACTTATATCAAAACTATTTTTCACATTTTGAAGCAGAACATAAAATAGTTGATGCTGAACAAAGATTTAAATGGCAAAAAAAATCCGATGTTGCACAAAACCACTTATTTGACTGTAGGATTTATAACATGGTTGTTAAAGATATTTTTGTGGATGAAATTGGTAAAGCATTTAAGGTAAAAAATATAAGTTGGGGCGAATTTGTATCGATTATTGTTAGTCAAATAAAAACATAAAATAAACATATATTCAAGAATTTAACACCTAAAAAATTTATTTTTGGCTTAAAATATTTCTAAAATGAGCGATGCAGTTACATTAGATAGAATTTCCAAAATAGTAGGTTATAAGCTTACAAAAGGAGATTTTAGGGTATCAAGCCCCAATTTACCACAACGAATAGCAATTTTAGCAGAGGCTAATACCGCAAATCAAACCCAAGCTTTAGCAGATGAAGCAGGAAGAGAATTAACCACAAGCCAACAGGCAGGTGAGTTATATGGTTACGGTTCGCCAATGCACCAAATCATGCGTATTTTACGCCCTATTAATGGTGGTGGATTACAAATTCCTATTATAGCTTACCCACAAGAAGAAGCAGATAGCGCAACAGCTAAAACCATTACAATTACTCCAAGTGGTACAGCTACGCAATCAGGAACACATCAAATCGTTATCAATGGTAGAAATGGTATTGATGGTGGTAGCTACGAATTAAACATCGTATCAGGAGAAACCGCAGCGCAAATAGCAGTTAAGATTGAAGATATCGTAAACAATGTTTTAGGCGCACCAGTTACAGCAAGTGAAGATACAGGAGTAGTAACCTTAACATCTAAATGGGCAGGTTTAACATCTAACTTAATAAACGCATCTATTAATACAGGCGAGGTTAGTTTAGGAATTACTTATGCTATTGCAAATGGAACAGCAGGAGCAGGAACTCCAAGCGTAGTACCTGCATTAAGTTCGTTCAATGAAAATTGGAATACAATCGTAATTAATTCATACGGATTTGTTTCTGCAACATTAAATGAATTAGAAGCTTACAACGGTAAAGCGGATAATACTAATCCAACAGGAAGATGGCAAGGTGAGGTTTTTAAACCGTTTATTGCAATTTCGGGTACTGTTTTATCGGATGAAACAGCTTTAAAAGCTTTAACATCTGGCAGAAAAAATGAAATGACTATTGCTGCTGCAGTTGCGCCAAATTCAAAAGGTTTACCACTTGAAGCTGCTACAAACGTTGCGTTTTTGTTTGCTCAAAAAGCACAAAATACACCGCATTTAGATATTCAATCGGATATTTATCCCGATATGCCAACTCCAGAAATAATTGGAGATTTATCGGATAAAGATGTTCGTGATAGAGTAGTTAAATCAGGATGTTCAACAGTTGAATTATCAGGAGGTAAATATAAAGTTGTTGATTTTGTTACAACTTACCATCCAGTTGGCGAAATACCACCACAATTCAGATATCCAAGAAATATTAATATTGATTGGAATATCCGATATGGTTATTTGTTGAAAGAAGCTACAAATGTAATGGATCATGTAATTGCAAATGATACGGATATAGTTACTGCAAGTAAAGTTGTAAAACCTAAACAATGGGTACAAATTTTACAAAATTACGCAGAAGATTTATCACGTAGGGCTTTAATTACAGATGTTGCATTTATGCAAAATTCGATAACAGTTGGTATATCTAGTGTTAATCCTGATAGATTGGAAACTTTTTTCCGATACAAACGAACAGGAACAGCAAGAATTTCATCAACAACAGCAGAGGCAGGATTTAATTTTGGTACAAATAATTAATAAATAAAGATATGGCAATCGGAGGATTTTTAACCGAAGTAACAGCAAACCACCCTACACTAGGGGGGTTTACTTTTTACCCAATGGCAAATGAAGATGTTTCATTTGATCCAATTACTATCATGACTGAAGATGATGAAGAAAGCGTTGATGGTTCAGGTAATCCAGTAAGAAAAATGAAACGTAAATTACCAAAAATTGAATTTACATTGGCGAATGATGTTAATAATCGTGAAGATTGGAACGGAATTAAGCAGTTAATGGAAAATCCAGTTGAAGCGGATTGGACTTTTTCACACTCAAACGGTAGTGTTTTTGGTGGAAATGGTAAGCCAGTAGGTAATTTAGAGGGTAATTTAACCGCGGCAACTTTTCCTGTAATTATATCATGCCGAGATATTAAAAAAATTGCAGGGTAATTTATAAATTAAAAGCTTTAAAATCATGGAAAATTTAGTAAATGAAGAAGTATCACAACAAGAAATAACCAACTGGTTAGATTTTAAACGTGTAAAACCATCAAGCAGGGAAAATTACAAAGGTGCAATTGATGAATTAGCAAATGCAATTGCCGAGGGTTATTTATCATTGGATGAAAATTTTAATTTAACATTAAAATTAATTTTTCCAATTACAAACGAAATTTCAACAACGGAATTAGTTTTTAAACCTAGGGTAAAAATTGGAGAAATCCAAAAAGCAATGCAGGGCACAAAATCGGATGATGCGCAAGGTATGATTTTGGCAATCGTTTCATGCTTAACCAACAAACCAAAACAATTAATTAAAGAGTTGGATGTTGAAGATTATGGAATTTGCCAAAATATAGCCCTTTTTTTCATTCCGAAGTAGGCAATTATGATGCAGCAATTCATTCTGTTATAGGCACATATAATTGGACGCCAAAAACTATAAATAGTCTGTATTGTGATGATACAGACTATTTTGGTATATGGTACTATTATTTTGAAATAAAAAGGCAACAAGAAGAGTTAAAAAAAGATACTAAACAATAATGAGCCAACTTACAGTTAATACAGTATTTACAGCAGTTGATAAGTTCACAAAAATAGTGAAAGCTATGGAACAATCAACTATTAAGTTTGCCGAAAAAGCAACTGCTGCTACTGCTATGGCTGAAAGGGGGTTTAGGAAGTTGACAAGTCCTCTACAAAAATTAAACTCAATGTTAGGGGGTTTTGGTTTAGCTTTGGGGGGCGCATTAATTATAGGAAATATTACCACATCATTAAAAGATTATGAAAATGCTATTGCATCTGCAATGGCAATTACTGGTAAAATGACTAAAGAGGAATTTAAGCCATACCAAAAAGAAATTGAATTAACTGCAAAAATCACAAGAAAATCAACAACCGATATTGCAAAAGCTTTTGAGATTATAGGTAGTGCTAAACCAGAATTATTAGCAAACGCAGAAGCATTAGGATTAACCACTAAAGCCGCAATCACATTATCTAAAGCATCTGGAGATGATTTGCAATCAAGCGCACTATCGTTAACTGGAGTAATGAACCAGTTTTCTTTGGGTGCTGAAAATGCCGAAAGAGTAATGAACGTATTAGCAGCAGGTTCAGTAGCAGGTTCGGCAAACATTACAAATGTAGCAGAGTCAATGAAGAATTTTGGTTCAGTTGCAGCATCAGCAAATTTAAGCGTAGAAGAGAGTGTTGCATTAGTTGAGGTATTGGGTAAATTTGGATTATTTGGAGCGGAAGCAGGTACAAAATTAAGAGGTTCAATTTTACAATTACAAAAAGCTAATTTAGGTTATGCTAGTGGGCAATTTAATACGAATGATGCTTTAAATGAAGCACAAAAACAAATGAATAAATTATCTACAGCAGCGCAAAAAGATGCTTATTTAATTAAATTATTTGGAGCTGAAAATGTATCTAGTGGTAAAATATTATTAAACAACATAGGTTTATTTAATGAGTACACTAAAGCAGTTACAGGAACTAATACAGCAGTTGAACAAGCAAATGTTAAAAGTAATACATTTAGTGTTAGATTGGAAGAATTACAAAATAAATGGATTAGTTTAATTACTACTAATAATGAAGCTAACCAGGGTATTGGATTAGTTACGAGCGCAATAGTTTTTTTAACTGATAATTTAGAAACTATAATTGCAACAACATTAGTTTTTTTAGGAGTTTTAGCAGCTTATAAAGTAGCTTTAATTGGAGCAAAAATAGCTTTATTTGCGGTTAAAATTGCAACTATTGCTTATAACGTAGTTTTAGGGATATCAAACGCTTTACAAGGTAAATCGGCTTTATATCTTGTTGGTAATACTGTAGCTTACAAAGCGTATAGAGCAACAATATTATTAACCACCGCAGCAACAAGCGCATGGAACGCAGTTGTTAAATCTTTAATTTTTGTAACTAAATTATGGACTACTGCCCAATACGCTATAAATGTAGCATTAACAGCAAACCCAATCGGAGCAATAATAATGTTAGTAGTAGCATTAATTGCCGCAATCATATCAATCATTTACTATTGGGATGAATGGGGCAGGGCTTTTGTAGCTTTCTCTGGTCCTGTAGGTATGATAATAAATTTGTTCCAGGAGTTATACGAAAATTGGGATATGATAAAAAAAGCTTTTGAAATGGATGGAATTTTGGGAGGTTTTAAAGCTTTGGGGCAAGTAATTTTATCGGGATTACTTTATCCGTTACAAAAAGTTTTAGAAATAGTTGGTTATTTGCCTGATTGGTTGGGTGGTGGATTAGCTACGGATGGGGCAAAAGCAATAGCCGATTTTAGAGCCGATTTAACATCATTTGAACAGTATCAACCAAAACCCGAAGTAATTAATATGAACAATGAAAGAACACGTAATTTTGTTGAAACTATAAATAATAATGAACGACAACAGCTAGATGTTAATTTTAATAATATGCCAAATGGTGCAACTGTTCAAAGTAGTGGGGCAAACTTTGTAATGCCTAAATTAACCCCATCATTTAATTTCTAAGCTATGGATTTGAGATTAATAGAAACAGGAAAAGGAGGGGATTTATTATTAAATGGTAATGATTTTTTGTGGGCTTTTAGTTTTGAAAATTTTCCATATATCGGAATGTTTGGAGGAAATCCACAACAATCCACCCCACCAATTAGGATTGAAAGTGAACAAAATTTTGATTTTTGGGGCAATGAATTACTAGGTTTAAACTATAATTCACAAACTGAAAATTTAATAAATTCAGTTGGATTAAATTCATCAACAAGGATATTAATTGAAAATGCAGTTAAAGAAGATTTAAAATTCATGTTAGAATTTGCAGAAATATCTGTAACTGTTAGATTAGTTGGATTGGATGTAATAGAATTAAACATAACTATTGTGCAACCTGATAATGGAGTTGAACGAAAATATATATATTTGTGGGATGGGTTACAGTTGGTGGAAAATTCTGGAACAGGCGGACAAAACGCGCCAAATTTAGAGGGATTACAAGAAGTTTTACAAATTAATTTATAACCGAAATGGCAAAAATAAATTTTGAAAATAAAGAGGATGTTAAATTATCAAGTTTACCGCGTAAAAACAAGGTAATAGCAACAGATATTAACGAAATCAAACAATCGGTAAATGATTTGTATGATGAAGTTGAAGATATTGAAACTACATTAAACGCAGTTGTTGAAGATATTGAAGATGCACAAACTGAATTAGAAAGATTAGAAAACGAAAAACAAAACACTTTAGTATCAGGCACGAATATAAAAACCTTAAATGGAGATAGTTTATTAGGTTCGGGAGATGTTTCTTTACCTCCACCAGTATGGGGTGCAATTACAGGTACTTTATCTGCACAGACAGATTTACAAACTGCTTTAGACAACGCAGGACAAAATATTTACAACGGTACGGATGTAACACCGTTAACAAAACGCTCAAAAATCCGATTTACCGATTTTTTAGGGGCGGTTGATGATGCAATTAACAGCGAAACAGTTGTAAGTTTAGATACCAATATTACTAAGGACGTAAATACTAGCCGATTTGGTTTAAATTTATCGGATGAGGTGGATTTAAAAATACCTCACGAACGTTTAACCGTTGGAGATAGTAACGGAAATGCTACTAACTTAACGGGTACGGAGGGGAATTTAATAGGTTTTAAAGAAGATAATAAGATAACTGAATTTGAGGGTGTTGAAGCTTTTAATATTTTAAAGGAAACAGGAATAACCGCGAACAAACAACTTGCTTTAATTGGTATTGACGGTATAGCTAGTAATCTAAAGGCTACGTTTATAATTGATGAAATATTGGTAATTAATACGACCGCAAATAGTGTAGTTGTAAGCGTTGGTTCAACTGCTGGGGGTACTGATATTGCCAACGCAATAACTATTGGTGCTAGTGCTACGGTTGTTTTAACTTTAGGCACTAGATATTTCAGTAGTACATTGGGACAAAACTTATTTATTAGTTCGGCCTTATGGAATAGTGCGAATGTAACTATTAGTGTAACCGTTAAAAAAATTCATTATGTCTAGTAAAATATTAAAATTGGGAACTTTTGCTATTCCGAAAATAGGGAGTAGCAATTTAATGGGGTTTAAACCACCTTTAATTTTAGACACTTATAGCGCAGATTTATATGCGGCTTATTCTTTGCGAAAATTAAGGAACGGTTACTCAGGTAATTGCGTTCGTGTTCGTAGAAGTTCGGACAATGCGGAACAAGATTTTGGTTTTGTAAACGATGTTGTAGATATGGATAGTATCATTACATTTTGTGGGGCTGGTAATGGTTTTGTAACCACATGGTACGACCAAAGCGGGTTAAGTAAAGATGTTATACAAGCAACCGCTGGTAATCAACCGCAAATTATAACAAGTGGTGCGCCTTACTTGGTGGGTGGAAAAGCATATTTGAATTTCGCTAATTCTCATTTACGAAAAGCATCCGAAACAGGAATAAATATAAATAACATTTGTAGTATTGCATTAGTGAGCTTAGATAGTGCTGGCAGTTACGGTTTTGGGTTAAATACTACTCCTAGATATTATTTTCCAAATGTATCAGGGTCATGGCAAGCTGTTTCATATAATAGCAGTAATACATTTGCTAATACAGGTATTTTAGCGACTGGTGTACGAGCGTTATTAACAGGAAATGCAAATTTAACAAATTATAATTTACGCATAAATGCTAGTTATATTGGCTCAACTGCTGTATTTAGTGGTAATATTAATAACATTGGTATAGGTACGCCAAACGCATCCTTATATTCAACAGGTAAATTTTTTGAATTTATATTGTATTCTGCTAGTCAATCGGCAAATTTAACGGATTTAGAAACGAATATAAACGATTATTATGCAGTATATTAAAGTTGATTTAAGCGTTTACGAAACGCAATTAAATGCTTTAAATGAGCATTACATAAGCAATTTAGTGGAGGGTAGTACTACTACCAATTTCGCTAATCCTGTTATTTTTATGGGTTTTGGCTACGTGCTAAAGAGCGAATATACTTTGCCCTTTTTCCCTGATTATTTGGAAATTGTGGATAGCATACCGCAATGGCACGAAGAGGATAAAGCAATACAAATAGTGCAAAATAAAAGCGGTGTTGTATGGGGCGCAATGAATGAGCCACAGATAGCAATGGGGTTATCTATGCACCGTATTAATACAAATATGCAAACCTATGAAGAGGGCGAAAAATTATATTTTTATGCGAATACTATTATACCCGAGCATCAAGCTATATTTAATGCTTATCCACAATTAGAAATTATTATTAATGAAAAGTAAATCTAACTTAGAGCGCGTTGCATTTATAGTTTTAATGGGTATTTTTATGTATTTATTTGCTACAAGTTGCACAACCTCAAGAATTAAATATAAACCGCATTATCCGTATTATTATGAATAAAGAGGAATTAATACAAAATACTTTAGAATACGCTAAATTAATTAAACTTAACAGCGTATTAATGGACTGTTTAAAGGAAGCTTTATATTCTAATGAATGGGATTTTACAAATCCTGAGCATTACGATGGATGCACTGGTGTTGATGAATTACATTACAACGCATACCCCCCTGATTGTTTAGTGCATGATTTTCACTGGAAAACAGGAAGAGGGGGAATAGTTGCCGATAGTATTTTTAGGGATATTATGAGAGCGATGGGGCGTTCAAATAGAATTATTAAAAAAAGATATAAAGGCGTTCGGATTGGTTGGATGTTTTGGTATAAATGGAAACATAAGCTAAATGGCAACGTTCAAGAATTAACAAACGCAATGAAAGTTTATAAAATATTAAATTTTTAGATTAATTTTGAGGAATGATAAATATACCAACAACCCAACAATTATTTAATTCGATTAAATTAAACATCGAAGCAGAATTAAATATACAAATTCCTACTTTTGGAAAAACTTTTCTTTTTGCCTTTTGTTCAGTTTTAGCAGGAACTTTAAAATTATTTTAC